CCATTGACTTAAAGAAGGTGGAAATGATGCCATATTTTTATGTGATTAAATCCCAAGTATCTGTACCAACTTTCATTAAAGCCACAGTTTGATATTGCGTTGTAATCGTATTCCCAAATGGTGCATTTATTGTCACCCCTGTTGCTCCTGAAATTGTTACATCTCCCGCTCCTCCTTTTCTCACATAAATTCTCGTTCCTATTGGAAATGACACAGAAGAATTTGCTGGCACAGTTAAAGTTACTGCGGAAGAAGCGTTCATATTTATCAATTTTCCATCATCTGATAAAACAAGAGTATAGTTTGTTGTTTGAGTGTTAATTTGTAGATGCTCTCTTTGACCTGGAACATTATCGTTATCTACAAATGCTCCTTTAATCGTTCCAGTTCCTGCATCGTTTAATGAACCAGTAGTATTTCCTGTGAGGTAGTTTTTGACGACGAGATTATTATTACTAAAACTATCATAGATGTTTATTCCATACCCTCCATTTCCTTGGCATCTATTTCCAATTATTGTGTTATTATTTGAGAAAGCAAGATAAATTCCGTCATACGAAATATTTGAATTTGCTTGATTTTCAGTTATTATATTATCATTTGAACCATAAAGATAAATTCCATAACCATTTGAATTTGTTTGATTTCCAATTATTGTATTATTATTTGATGAATTGCGGATATATATTCCGTAACGATTGTTTGAATTTGCTTGATTTTCAGTTATTGTATTGTAAGATGCACTATACATATAAATTCCATCAAAATTTGAATTTAATTGATTCTCAATTACTATAGTATTGTTCGTATAATTAAGAAAAATCCCAGCGGCATCATTAAGGTTCGTTTGATTTCTTGTTACTATACTATTTTCGAGATAGTTACAATAAATTCCTGACGAATAACAATTCTCAACTATACAATTTTCTATTACACTTTTACTTATTAAATACCCAGAAGCCCCATAAAAATAAATTCCATGAGAGGTTTCTACTTGGTTTGCTTTATTCCCATCTATTTTTAAATTCGCAATTTTAATCCCCTCTAATGCTGTTGTTCCATTTCCAACTTGAATTACATCACAATTTGCTTCATTTACTAAAAACAACTTTGTTCCTACTCCTTGTCCTTCTAATGTGACATTATTTTTTAGAATAGTAATTGGTGCTGAAATGTTATAGGTTCCTTCCAATAACAAAACCCTACCACCTGAAGTTGGTAAGGCATTTATAGCATTGTTTATTTCCTCTTGGTCAGCAATTCCATCACAAACATAGTCTGCTCTTGTTTTGTCTAATGAATCGTTAGCGGCAACTATTATTGTTGCGGTTCTTTTCCCGCTTGCACCTCCTAATTCTTTCCAAGAATTACCCTCACCAAATTTAAACTTGTTAGCAGTGCTATCATAATAAATAACTCCATTAGCAAGAGTAGGAGCAGAACTTGGTTGTAATCTTAAAGCACCAACAATATCAAGTCTATAAGCAGGTGTTGCCGTTCCAACACCGAGACATTTATTCACATTATCCCAGAAAAGGTTGGTATTGTCTTGAGAAATCAATCCTCCAGAACCTGCAAAAAGAATTGAACCTTGTGTTAATCCAGAAAGAGTTAAACCAACAAAAGTTGGTGATGCTCCTGTATGAATATCTTGAGGAGTAGATAAAGTAATAGAGGCGGTTCCGTGAGTTACAATTATCTGGTTAGCAGTCCCCTGTATGGTTTTATATTCTAAAGCATTAGCATCAGAATTTACTCCTAAAATTTGATTTGCAGAACCAATTGGAAAATCTCCAAGAGTAGAACTATCTACCCATTTAGCAAGTCTTCCAGCAGTTCCAGAACCTGAAACTTCTCCTCCTGTTGTTTTTCTAAATAAAAACATACTTTTTAATTCAAATAAATAAATGATACACCATCTCCACTAACAGTCGCATCTAAATAAATCTTTTGTAAATTATCTATTGGAATTAATACAGCATCATTTTTATAAAGAACAATACCTATTTTATTCGTAGCAGAAACATTACTATCACCAACCCAAATTTCTCCTGTATTACTTGGTAAAGCCATAATAAGAACTTCTTTACAGGGAGTAGAAGAACTCACTAGTGTTTCTTTTGTTCCAGCGGTGGTAATAATTTTTTTCCCGCTTTCAATAATAGAATAACCAACTCCCCCAGCAACAACCGTAACAGGCAAAGGATTAGATAGAGAAACGGTCTTTAAACTATCGGTATCTTCCCAAACTATAACAGAAGGTAAAATTAGTTGTCCTTTAATTAGTTCTTTTGTTTTCCTCGGAGATAGAAATGCCATCTTGATTTAATGGTTCAATTGTAATAAAATAATTTACTTTAATCAATCTCTTAAAAATTCTCGTAAATAGATTTGCTGGTAATAAATTTACTACTAAAATTGCTTTATTTTCCTCCAAAATTTTCTGTATTTCTTCTGAAATCTTCTTTTTGTCCATTTACTTTTAACCTATTATTCTTGTGCGACCTTTTGTTTTTTTTGTTTTTTTCTTTTTTTTTCCTTTTTTCTTTGGTAATCCTTTTCTTTTTGTTTTGGCAAATTCTCTTAATTGCCTTTCTGACATATTTTCATACATTTTCAAAGCAGCACCCCTTAATCTGCTTACGGGGATTTCTCCTCTTTTGGCAGCAAGAGCCAACCCTGCTGCTTGTTGTTGAGCACGGCTAGTTGCTGGCATTGTATTTATTCTAATTTTAATTCTTTATTTGGTAATACGACCTTTTTCTTTTTAATTCGTTTAAAAATTCTCTCTACACTTTTCTGCTTTAATTTTTTCTCCTTTTCCTCTAACTCCGCTTGCCACAATTTTAATTTTGGAAGTTCTGCTTGAATTTTATTCCATTCCTCTTTTAGCTTTTCAAACTCCCTTCTTTTATCATTTATCTCTTTCCCTATTTTTTCTTTTTCATTTATTAGTTTTTCTTTTTCTTTCAAAAGTTCTTTTAATTCATTTCTGGTATTTTCTATCTTTTCTTTTAAAAGTTTAAGTTCTTTCTTTTGTTTTTCCTGCTCTTTTATTATATCTTTACCAAGTTCAATTTGATTTTTCAACTCTAATAATTTTTCAAATAACAATTTTTTCTTTTCTACTAACAATGAAACATCTGCTTCCAGTATCTCTATTCTTTTCTTTCTTTCAAAGATTTTGTTTTCTAATCTCTTTAATTGTTCATTTTTTTCAAATTTTTCTCTTTCAAATTCCTGCCAAAAGTTCTCTTTTATCTTTGACCACTCTCTTATCTCTTTTTTTATTTCTCTTAATTGAAGTTCTAAAGATATCCTTTCTTTCCTTAATTTCTCTATCTCATCAGCAATTATCTTTTTTTCTGTCTTGTCACCCCTAATCAAAATCTTATCATTTTCTTTTCTTGCTTCAATTATCATTAAATCTCTTTAACAATATAATAAACTACAAAATCGTTGGTATTACTTGAACTAACATTTATGGTAAAACCACTTGTTGTTTTATTGGTAACCCAACAGGTTCTATTTATTTCTGGAGTTAAAACGACGGCGTAATCTCTCAAAATCAAACCAAGAGAAACATTAACAGAAGTTTGGTTTGCTGGAATAATAACTTTTCCTGCTATCACTCTCTTTGTTTGAGGATTTAAAAAAGCCATTTTTTTATCTTATTTTTTATCTTATTAGTTTGTTTTTGTCATTACCATCACAGAAATAGCAGAATTAGTATTGGTTCCAGTTCCTTGAATGGTTATTTTCATTTTATCTGCTGGATAAATAGGCAAGGCATAAACTCCTTTCGCATCAGTCATAAAGGTTAAATCCTCATCTATTCCAGGCACTTGATACCAACTATTTCCTTCGTCATTACTAAAATAAACCCTCAAAACCGCTTGGGTTAATGAACCCTTCTTAAAATCATAATAGATTGCTAACTGGGTAGCATTTCTTAAATGAACTCCATCTACCACTAACAAATCCGTTTCAGAAGTAGAAACTGGATTTACCGAAACAATATCACTTTTTCCATGAAATGGTTCGTATTTAATGTGAGTAGCCATAATTTTTAATTACTTTTAATTTTTAGATTTTCTTTCCTTTTTAGGTTTTTTTTCTTGCTCTTTTGCTTGTTCTTTCTTTTCTTCTGTTTCCTCTTCTTGTTTCACAATTTCTTCCTCTACTTTTTCTTCAACAACTTCTTCTATTCTCACAAAAGGATAAATTGATTTAATCTCTGCTGCTTTTTCATCATCGCAAACCACCTCTCCATTAGCAGGAATTTTAATCATTGTTCCGTCTTTAAATACTCTATAAATTTCTACAGGTGATGAAACTTTTTTCATTGTTTAATTTTACTCAATTATTAAACGACCTTTGTGCTCGTAAAGTTATTACTTTATATCCTACCTTTAATTTTCTAACTATTCCATCAGCAATTTCAACGGCTTCAATCACACCAATTAAACACCAATCAAATTGAAATCACAAGCATCAGCAGTTCCTCGATTCTCATAAAGTCCTTTCTCTCCATAAGCAGCATCTGTCTTAATAAACAAAGCACCCTTTGCGTATCCAGCGGTTCCAGTGGTGGGCACAGTTGTTCCAGCGGCTAACAAAATATCACCTTCTTGGTTTCTCAAATAAACAATCACAGTTTCTGCTCCAATTTTTTCTTCTGAACCAAATAATTGTATTTGTGATAAATGTGTTACTCCCTTCTTTTTAATTATTTTTTTAGCCATAATTTGTTGGTCTTTTAGCCTTTTTTTTACATTCTCTACAAGATTTTAACCACACAATTTACTATTTGACCTTTAAAGAAAAAAGCCCCACAAGGAAAGGGCAATTAGAGATTGTATGGTGTATTGTCTCCTTTAGAACCTATTATATATCTCCAATCTACCCAACCCCATCTCTTTTGGTATTTAACTTTCCAAATATAACTATCAGTTTCTTCATTGTATTCTGGGCCTTTTACGGTCAATGGAACAAAAGTTACGTCCAACAAACCAGTTCCGTAGATTGGATGTCTGTCTCCTGCGATAACAAACCATTTCTTTCCAGTTAAAAACGGACTAACAATAACCTTACCAAGAATTCCCTTGTATAAGTTAACGTTGTTGTCCGCAGTGAATGGTTGTTTATCGCATCCCATTAATTGCAAAGCAATAGGAACCATTTCTCTATCGTTCGGAATAACCAAGGTCAAGTTTCCCAATCCAAATGAAATTGGCATTATTTCACCCCAATCATCTACCATCTTCCCACCTAATTCAATTGCAGCCCATAACGCCTCTTCTGATAATGGAGGGCTATCGGCTAAAACGTTAACTCCTTCTAAATTGCTATTAACTAATTTGTGGTGAGAAGAGCAAAGAGGTTCGTTCAAGGCTCCATTAGGATTGTCTGCAGAATTACCTCTCGCAAACAAGTGAGAAGGATATTCTGATGGTGGGGTAAAAGCATACTCTAACACATCAAAGTATCCCTTGTAAATCTTTCTTATTGCTCTATTCATTAAACCTCTTGCTGAAGCAATCTTTTCTCTTACTCTTTCATCCAATCTGTCTCTAAATTCTTCTGGAATGCTTATCTTTCCAGCATCCTCATCGTTTGGGTCAAATTCTACTTCCGTTATAAATCCTCTTTTTCCTTGAGAAACTTCAGGGTAAGTTCCACCAACTGCTCTCTTTTTTAAATCTCCCACTTCAGTAATGTATACAAATCTTGCCAATTGTTTATCGGTGTAGTTCTTTTGAACGAAAAGGCTTTCTGCACTTGGTTCTGTTCCAACCACAAGTGCCTTTTTCAATCTTTCAATTGATTGCTGGGCTTGGTCTTCAATCTCCTCAAAATCAGGATATAGACCCTTAAGAAAAATATCTAAATCTGTTCCGTATGAAGGCATAGTAGTTTAGTTTAGATTACATTAGCAAATCTTCCAACGACCTTTTTGGTTTCTCCTTTTAATGCACCATAAGAAATGAAATCTTTGGGGTATCCAGGTCCCCCAACCGCCACATAGGTGCTTTCACCAAGAGTATTAGCATCTACTAAAGCAAACGCTCCAATTCCAGTAGAACCAGGAGTGGTTCCCAAGGTATTATCTACATCAGCCACAAAATCAATATTTCTGTCTGCTGCTGGAACATACCAAACTCCAATCTTTGCGTTAGTAGTATTATCGCTTGCGGTAGTAACGGTAGAAGAACCCTTAAAGCTCTTATAAACCTTTGCTCCATCACCAGTTCCAAATCCCACAACCACTCCTAAAACAGGAGTTCCAGTAGAAGCGGGTTTAACATATCTTGTATCCTCGGTGGTTCCTGGAGTGGTAACCGCAGTAATGGCAGAACCAATACTAACGACTACGCTATTGGCAAGAATGGCGTATTTCAATCTGCTCTGGGGATAATTGTGTAATGGTTTGAACATTTTAGCGTTTTGAACTACGTAAAAAAACGAGACCTTTGTCTCTTACTTTTGCTCAAAATCTACTCTGTAAGAGAGAAAATTATTCTAAAACTCTTTTTGGTTTAGAAAATCTTTCCAAGATTTTCTTTGCCCTTTCGGGGGTGAGATTATGTCTTTGTGCGTAATCCAATACTTCTTGCGAGTATTCTGATTTGATTGCTTCACCAGAAACGCCACCTACAGAAGCATTGCTTATCACCTTGTTTGTAATTTCATTATTTTCTTTTAGGAGATTCCAGTAGGTTTCGTAATCAAGTTGGGGAATTACTTTTTTGACTTCCTCTTCTAAATTCTCGTCTTTAACCTCTTTGTCACTAAAATACTCCTCAACTTTCTTGCTTAAACTCTCTGAAACTCCTAATTTCTCTAAAACATTCTTTAATTTCATCTTAAAGTATTCCCTTTTTTCTTCCTCTAATTTTTTTCTTACTCTTCTCAATTCCTCTCTCAACCCCCTTAATTTCCTTAATTCTTGTTCACTTAACTGCTTTTCTTCTTCTAACTCTTTTATTTTTTCCTTTAACTCTTCCTCTTTTTGGGAAAGTTCTGTGTTTTCTAAAATTTGTTCTTGTTCTTTGTTCTCCATATTTGTTTGCGGCGACCAAACAGATTACGCCCGATATTATTTCTGGTAGGCGACACCAGAACACGACCTTTAACGCCCTTTAACAAAATTATAAAAAAACAAAAGGAAAAGTCAAGTCCCCTTTACCTTTTTCTTATTTTGGGAACTGAAGGTAAAGAAGGCATCTTAATTCTTGGAAGTTTTGGGGTTTTCATTTTTTTTATTTGCGGTAATTTCACTTTAATCGGTGAAAAACTCTTAAATTTAGGAAGCCTTGGTTTTGAAATTGATACTTTTTTAATTTTGAATAATGATGATTTATTTGCCATTGTTTTATGGTGTTAATTTTTCCTTTATATTTTGAAGACCTTTTTCAATTTCTTTTAATTGCTCATTTTCAATTCCTATTCCTGTTTCTGACCTGCTTTCTTTTTCCATTATTTCTTTTGCACCCTCTATTCTTCTTATTAACACTTCATCTTCCATTCTTCTGCCATTTATGAAATTCAATTCATCTTTGTTTGCTGACAAAAATAATTGATTTGACAAATAATATTTTCTTAATTTTAGCAAATCAACAAATTCTGGAACAGTCTTTTTAATTTTCAAAAAAATTTTGTTCTCATCTATTTTTTCTTTTAATCCTAAAACATCATTCGCCAATTTTCCACTAATACTATCTCTTCTCATTAGTTCCTCTTGTAATTCTTTATCTGAAAATAATTTTAATAAAATTTGTTTGATTTTCATAAATTTTTACTATTTTACATAATTTCTTCTAAAGGAATATTCTCTCTTGAACCAAATTCTGTTGTTATTGGGCTTTCTGTTCTTGCTTGTGCCCCAAAATTCATTCCTCTTAAACCTTGTAAAAGGTTTTCCGTTACTGGTAATGACATAAGATTAGGAGTAGTAATGGGTTGTATTTCTTCTTTTTCAAGTTGAACTATTTTTGCCAAAACATCATCTCTTATCCAATCCGATGGGTTTTCTCTTAAAATTTCCATTGTTCTTAAAATCGCTTTTTCTGGTGATATCATTTGTCCAAATGCTTGGAAGATAAAAGCAATTTTTTCTTTAAAGAGTGCTTGTTCTATTATTGGTGGGTTTTCTTGTTCCAATTGAATGTTAGTAATAACAAAATCTAATTTTTGAAGTTCTTCTGGCGTAATTTCAATTACATCTAAAAGCCTTCTTGAAAATTTTTGTCTTGTTGCTACTTCCAAAGCAAGTTCTTGCCAGAACGAAGGTTTTTCAACTATTCTTACTTCTAAATCTCCCAATCCTCCTTGTGGTAATGTAGTATTTTCTATACTAATTAACTTGTAAATTTCTTTCACAATTCCTGTTGGTAAAATTTGTTTATGTTTCTTTAATGGATAAAATTGTAGTGCGGTTTTCAAAACTAATTCTATTTCTTGGTAAAGTAAATCCCAAATCATATTTACATAGTTATTCAAAAACATATTTCTCCTATATTGTTCTATTGTTTTCTCTGTAGCACTTCTTGGTTGTCTGCTTCCAATAACCGTTGGAGGCGAAGTTGGTTGTAAACTACTTTTAATAATATTTAAAGCGGTAAAGAAAGAACCAGAAGCAGGTTGTATATTCAATTCTTTGTAAGCATTAACATCTCCAACTGGAATTATTGCCGATGGCCCAAAAGTCAAATTTGGTTTTTCAAAATCACTTGTCAAAATTGGAGGTGAAATTTCTTTCATCTCTCTAATAATCAACAATTGGGTCATTACATTGTAAATCTCTTGGGGCGTTTTTAATTTCATTGGTAAACTCAATCCATAGAAAAATCTATCATCTATTGGTTCAAAAATAGTTTTAGCAAATGGAAGTTTTTTGTGGTTAAATGGAATTGGAAATATTTCTTCTTTTTCGTTTAATGGATTTAACCAAACACCATTAGCAATTAAGATAAATTCATCTTTCAAATCGTTGTAATATCTTACGACTTCTACCATGTCTGCGGTAGTAACCATTGGTAAAATTTTAAAATACAAACTTTCTCTATGAATTAAATTACCAGGAACAACATATTTTGACTTTTCGTAGCCTGAAAATTTTTCTTTAAATTCGTCATATTTCATTCTTTCTACAATTAAAATTTCGTGTTGCTTTCTTATATCGGGTTCCCAAATCTTTGGAATATAAACATTTTCAAGAGGGATTCTTTCTGATTTTACTTCTCCCTGAAATACTTTTTGTCTTTTTTGAATTAGTTTTTCTCTTTTAGGAACAAAATAAGTTAATTCTTTTTCAAATCCTTCCCAGTAAATGTGTTTTATCAATGTTCCGTTAATGATGACGTATAAATAATCCCAGAACTTTTCTATTTTGTCTTTAGTAACGTTTCTCCAATTAGCGTAAATTGCCTCCAAAATTTTACTTTGATACATTGCTTCTAATTTCTTTTCCGTTAAACCAAAGACGGGTTTAATTCTTAATTGAGACAAATAAGAAATAATATCTAAAACATTATTTCTGATTTCTGGTAAAAACAAATCAAATTCTGCTTTAAAAACATCTTCCATCAAAATACTTTTTATAGATGATTCTCCCCAAAAGAGTTGCCTTGATACCTTGAGATAATCTTCTAAAGTTAGACCCCTAAATTGGTCTAATGGAGAATTGATAACAGAAGCCCATTTAATATACTTTTCATAAATAGAGTAAACAATCTTTAATTCTTTTTGCGATGGTCTTAAATTATCCTCTGGTTTAATTTTGTTTTGTTCTTTATCTGTCTCTGTTGACATAGAAATTTATATTTTAATTATGTCTTAATTATGTTTTGGTTTTTTTTGATATTTGTTCAAAGAGTTTTCCTATTGGGTCATAATACCTTTTTTCTATTTTATCACTTTCATTATATTTTTCAAGATGCCAAAATTTTTTAGCAACTTTATCAGCATTTACTGCAAAGTTTTCAAAAGCAGCTCTAAAATCAGAAATAATTGGAGTATGGACTGGTTTTGATAATGCCCTTTCAGAAGCGGTAGTAGTATCTCTTACTTTTCTGTATTGGGTATTACATAGGGCATCGTAGCATTTCATTGTAAAAATACCATTTGAATTAAAAACTGTTATTGGCAAAATTTTATCAACTGCTCTTTTTCTTGCTTCGTGTGTATTTCCGTAGTTATTTTTTAACAATCTGATTTCTCCGTTTGATAATCTATAAAGTTCTTGAGCAATAGAAGTATTAGTGGGCATTACTCTTTGAAAGTGTGCTATTTCTCCAAAGTATGCTTGTGGTTTTTTCCATTTTCTTACCTTCTCCAAAACCTTTTGCCAACTTTCCAATCTATATTCTAATTTCCAATTATAGGGTAGGGGATAAGTTGGTAAAAGTAAGGGAACATAAAAATCTAACCTTCTTTCTTTTGCTTGGAATCCCTCTAAAAGATAAAAATAGTCTCCATCATATTGCCACCATAAAATTACTGAATAATCTTGGGCACCAAAATCAAGAGAAACATAAAGAGGTAATTGTGGATTATAATCTACTGGTTTTATTTTTGATTTAACTATTAGAGGATAATAAGAAAGATTGGGGTCAATGTTGTATGATACCTCAATATTGGTTTGAATTCCTAATTCGTCTCCCTGTCTTCTTTCTAATTCCTGTTGATACCATATTTCATCTTTAAATGGATTGTCCTTCCAAGATAAAGAAATCAATTGTCCTTTTTTCTCCATTAAATCTCTAAATGTTTTTGCTCTAAAAGAAGGAACAGCAGTTGAAACCCCTATTCTTACCTTTGAAGTATCAGCGGTGTTTGACCATATTTCCTCCCAATAAGTCATCGCAAACATTTCATCAAAGATAATTAAACTATACCTCCTTCCCTTTGTTGCCTCTGGATTATCAGTTTCCCCTTCTATTGTTGAACCCATATCAGAATTAATAAATTTGGCAAAGTTATCATGAAATCTCTTTTTGAAATTTTGTGGTTTTAACCAAGGGGGTAAAGAATAAAAAGCAAATCTCAATTTACCAAACAAACAATTAGGAGAACCTTTTTTATCTACTTCTTCTAGTTTTCTTGAAAGTAAAAGACAAGCCCAGTTGGTAGTAAATAGCCATCTCCATAAAACATACCAAATAAAAGTCCAAGTTAAACCCATATCTCTTGGTTTCTCAATAAGTAAATCTTTCCCTCTTAATTCCGCATCAAGCATTCTATAAACAATTTCTTTCTGATAATCAAAGAGGAAAAAGGGAATAACGGGATATTGAGTTAATCTTGGGTCAAAAATTACTCCAAAGGTCTCTATAAATTCCACTGGGTCTACTATCCATCTATTGAATAAAAACTGTTCTCTTAAAATAGGATTTTCCTCTACTGCTTCTAATGTTCCTAATCTATAAGAAAACTTCTGATTAAACTCTTTTGATTGTAAATAGTTTTCAACCAATTCTAATCTCATTTTATTTATGATGATTTAACGTTCCTTGTTATGTATTCATTATACTTTCTCCAGTAATCCTCTCTATTCATATTGGCTACATCAAATTTAATAATTAACTCATCAGATTTTTTCTTTTTAAAGGTTTCAAGGATAGAGGATATTCTCCAAGTAATTCCTACTAAATCTTTTAATTTCATCTTAATCAGTTCACTCTCTTTGCCCTTTTTCTTTGCTAACCTCTTTTCTATTTCTTTAATCATCTTGTTCTGTATCCTCAATAAAGTATTGAGATTATTATAATAAATCTTTTCCATTCTTTCTAATGGAATCTTCTTTGCTACCGAATGATATCCTGAATGAGGAACAACGGGCACTTTCACCCCAGAAGCACTCTCTTTAAAAACAACAATATCAGAGTAATTCTTAAAGAGTTTAGTTTCTTTCATTTTAACTGCTATCTCCTCTGAAACAAACTCTGGTCTCTGTCTTAAAAATGCCCCAAGTCTATTCATTTTCTGCCAAAACTGAAACTGCCATGGTTGCTTCTTCTCTGTATCAATTATCTTATAAGAAAACACAAAATCATATTTATCTTTCTTTACTTCTTCAATAAAAGCTTTCCCCCCTTTTTCTTCTCTAATCTTCTCTAAATCTATTAAAGCAATAATCTCTTCTTCTTTTAACTTACAAAAAACATCCCATATAGATTTTGGTGGAAAATTAAAAACCTTCTTTTTTTCTTCCATCAACAATAATCTACACGATTAAAAAGAAAAAGTCAAATAGAAAACAATCTATATTGTTTATGAGACCCAATACAAAATAAGAGCAAAACATCAATAAAAATGCCCTTTATAGACCAGTTATCAAGAAACAATATAAGATTCTTATGAAAAACAAAAAGCCATTCTAAAACGAAATAAAACGATATTTTGCTAATAGAAATATAAAATTCAAAGGGTTGTTATACATTTAGGAATTCAAAAAGTTGTTATACATTTAGAGGTATAAACCCGAGAAGTCAAAGAAAAAGTAAAGATGGTAATAGTAATAGTAATAGTAATAGTAATAGTAATAGTAATAGTAATAGTAATAGTAATAGTAATAGTAATAGTAATAATAAAAGAGAAAAGAGGAGAAAAGAATTAAGAAATCTTCTTCATTTTATTTCTGTTTATTATTCTTATTCTTATTCTTATTCTTATTCTTATTATTCTTATTATTCTTATTATTTTTATTATTTTTATTATTTTTATTATTAAAATATAAAGAATTTTAGAAATTTTTAAAATTTTTAGAGGGTTTAGGTTTTTATCTCTTTTCCTCTTTTTATCTTTTTGTCTTTTTAGGTTTTTTCCTTTTTCTTCTTCTCCTTTTTTTCTTCTTTTTCTTCTTCTTTAAACTCTTTCCCCCTTTCTTTTTTCCTTCTTCTTCTTTAAGGCTTTTTTTAAGGTTTTTTTCTTCCTCTTCTTTTTCCTCTTCTTTCTCTTCTTTTTTAAGGTTTTCTTCTTCTTTAAGGTTTTCTTCTTGATTTTCTTTTTTGTTTTTGTTTTAAAATAAAAAGGAAGGGCCTCCAGATTTTAGAAGCCCCCCATTTTTTTTGTTCTTTTCTTTTCTTTTCTTTTTATTTTGTGCCTTTAGTAGCTCGCCATCTGTTAAAATATAGCCTTCTATATTTTTTTGTTTCTTTTTCTTTACTTTTTAATCCTGTCATTAGCCCCAAATAAAGCCCAAAAATGAAAATCAAGATATATTCAATCATTTTTTTTATGGTAAAAAAGCCGCCCCGTCTCCGCCTAAATATACTAGCTCCACCAATTCCGCTTCTTCATCGTATAAGTTAATCTCTTCATATTGTCCCCAATCTGCCCAATAATAGACCCCGCCCGTTAGTTTTTTATCTTTATCATAGTAAAGAATAAAGCCGTCAGCATCTCCCCCACCAGATAACTCAATTTTTATTAAATAACTTACCGAAATTGCCAATTGCCTTACTTCTTCCATTTCTTCAATATCTCGTCCCTTTTCAATTTCTGCCTTTACTTTTTTTAATATTTCAATTTCTTCGTTTAATCTTTGCGCTGCGTATTGTCTGGCGTCCTCTTTTGTTTTTATTTGTTCTCTTGTTAATTTTTTCATTGTTTTTATTTTATTTTTTTTTCGACCTTTTTACGTTTTAATGTTCTAACTATATTATACCATACCCCCCCTCTCTCTTTGTCTCTTCTATTCCAGTATTTACCGCCAATTATAATTTCTTGCCTTAATTTGTGCGATTGAGTGCGATTGAAATTTATCAGTTTTTCAATTTTTTAGCCCCCTGTTTTCAAGCCTTTTTGTTCGTATTAAAACCTTCTTAATAAATATAAAATCCCCTTTATCGTTCCTATTGCTATTAGCCCCAAAAGTATTAATCCTTCAATTGTTAGAATGATAAATAAGAGCCCAAAATAACTTTGCGATGCTGTTTTTTTAAGTTTTTCAAGTTTTTCTTCGTTCATATTAATTACCCCCATCTTATTTTTTCAACCTTTTTGATTTTTTTATAAAGAAATTAACCTACCAACCAAAAACTTCCAAATTAAAAAACCTTTCAATACTACCCATAAATAATCATTCCCACCATATTCATTCTTGCCCAAAAAGACCAAAACCTTCTGATTGATAAACCCAAACTTTTTTCTAATTGGTTTTACCTTATAAATTCTCAATTTATTTCTGTTTTCCTTCCATTTCTCAAATTTAATTATAGGATAATCCCAATCAACCCAACCAACCTTTTCAATGTCTTCATACATTTCATTAAAGTTTTTTATTATTGTTTTTTTCATTTTTACTTTTTGTTTTATTTTTTCGACCTTTTTAACTTACTTTTATCTTACTAAACATTTTAAAAATTTCAAGTATCATTTTGTTTGCTCCAGAAATAAATTTTTGAAATTTTGTGTTTGTGTTCGATTAGGGAAGTTCACGATTAGGAAAGTTCAAGTGTGAATAAGTTGTGGAAAAGTCAGAATTTTTAAGGGAGAATTTGATTTTTTCTTATTTACCTCTTGACTTTTTTTCTTTTCTGATTATAATAGAAAGTAGAAAAAAAATAAAATTGAATTAAGTTAAAAAGGTCAGAAAAGTAAAAAAAAATAATAATGAAATATTCAACATTCGTAGAAAGAATAAAAAAAGAAATAAAGAAACTTAAATTCAAAAGTTATTTCCCCATTGAAATAGATGAAAAAGGAAACTGGAAATGGACAGATGATGCTTTGGAAACTTTAACCTGGTATGTTTACGAAAAAATAAGATTAAACGACAAAAAATGGAAAAGTAAATTCAAAAGGCCAGAAAATAATTAAAAACTATGTTCAATTCATTCTTTATCATTAAAAGTTTTTTGGGAGATTACGAAAAAATAAAAGAATTAGTAAAGAAAGACGAAATAGAAAAAGTAAATGAAATTGCTGAAAAATGGGGATTAAATATAGAAATAGTTGAACATATTGATAGTAAGAATAAAAAAATAGCAGAAATTTACCTTCCCTCTATCATTAAAAGTTTTTTGGAAGATTATGAAGAAATAAAAAAATTAGTAAAAAAAGGTGAAATAGAAAAAATAAACAAAATTGCTGAAAAATGGGGATTAACTATAAAAATAGTTGGATATATTGATGGCAAAAATAAAAAGAAAGCAAAAATTTACCTTTACCCTATTGAGTGGAATTTTAGCTCTACCCCATATACAGAAGGTTTTTTAATCAAATAAAAGGTCAAAAAAATAATTAAAAACTATGACAGAAGAAATTAAAACTAATCAACCAAAAATGACAAAAGAAATAGAAGAAATGTGCTGGAGATATTTAGAAGAAGGCTTACCAACTTTATGCTATGAATACTTGAAAAAATTAGGATTTACTGATGAAGACATTAATTGGTTTTTTGAAGTGTGGAGAGAAGGAAAATCACTTTATCCATACGATTAAATTTTACTTTAAAAGGTCGAAAAAATAATTAAATTAAAATTATGGAAAATTTAGGAGAACAATTAAAAAATCAATTTGGTTTGGATACCGAAGCAATGGAAAGAGAACTTTTTGGAGAAGAAGAAAAAGAAGAAGAAAGAGTTTATACGATTGATTTAAAGGATACTAATACAGGAGCAATTTTCACTTTAAAGATTACAGCAAACAATGTTGTTGAAGCCTTAAAGTTTTTTCAATCAAGATTGAAAGGAATGGAGACAATAGATATTCTTAAAAAGATTGAATTCCCAATGACAAATTTAAGTGAGGTTGACAAAGTAATTTTAAGGTTGTTGAATGAAATTCCCGAAAGATAAAATTTGAGCGGGAGTTTTTGCTCCCCCGCCTTTTCGGGAAGTTTTCAGCGGTCAATTGTAAAACTTCCCCATTTTTGCTAAAATTTAAATTACAAAAGGTTAATTAATTAAAAAAACTATGAGTCGTAGAAGAAAAAAAGTAACTTTTTTCTTGCTTTTTACCTTAATCTTAATATTAATTGGATTTTGGTTAGGATGGAAAAGTTATCCCAAATTCAATCAAATTAAACCACAAATAATTGAAAAGGTTAAAGAAGTAAAGATTCCAATAGATTATG